ATTTTCTTTTTGCTTGCTACGTTCGGACCATTCTGTAAACCTATATTAACAGGCATTGTTTTAATTACAGGAGTATAAAGTAAACCAGCTTCAATGACTTCCGCATCTCTAGTTATCGTTACTTGCCCACCTGAAACAACGAACTGACCTTGGTAAGCTCCATCAGCTTTAACTTCAACTGTTTCACCTTCTAAGTGGTCTAGACCTGTTAAGGTGTCTGAGCCGCCCACATCGGTTATTACAGCACTATCAGTGAACGTGGTTAACGATTCAACCTCTACGTGATAAACGGTCACAGAATTGATTACACGCTTAATTAAGAGGTAAAGTCTATCAGAAACAACTGAAACAGATTTTATATCACCACTTGACCAGCTTGTGAAAGCTTGAACACCCTCAGAAGCTAAAGTATTAAATACGGTTAATGAGCCATCTTCATTAAGCATATAAACATAATTAGCATCACTCGACTCATTGCCTAAGCTTGTAACCATCTCTTTAGGTTTTTTGATTAAGTGAGGTGCTAAGGAGGATACTGATGTCGATTGATTTGACTGAAACTCATTAACAAACACAAATTGATTAACAGCTTTACCAGTTCTTTGAACAAACAGGGTTATACCGTCAATACTTACAGGACGAACCCTGCGAGATCCTAAGTTAGTTTGTGGGGTTACAGAAATGCTAGTAGGTGTTATTGGAGCACCCTGTGCTTGCATCACAAAGAACTCTGCACCACTAGTAAATATCTGCAAAGAACGGTTACTATAAATAGATTCAATAGCATTAACTTGGTCAGTATCTAAAGTTGCGTTTATACTTTCATCATCACGCGCTCTTCCAGCATCAAAGTTAAAGAAGTCATTAACATTTGAACCCCATAAGGTAGAAGGGCGAGACAAAGAACCACCAAAATAAAGTCTAGCCTGATGAAATGTACACGTTTTAGGATAGCCACGAGAAGCTGACCATACATCTTCTTTAGATGATGAGCCTGCTTGATCTCTTACTGTAGCACCTTCGAAATTAGTATTTTTAGTTAGTACGGCGGTGACGGTTATTAATTCCCAAGCATCCGCAGAATCACCTGATAATGTTATTTGATACTCAGATAAAGTAGTTGTTGTGGTTACGCTTACACCAGTGTTACCAGTATTAGAAAGGTTTTGTATTGCATCTCTGATGCCTTCCTCGTTTGTCGAATCATCACCACCAAAAACAATTTCTTCACTGAGCAACCCATTTAAAGCAAGCTTGTATCTATCACCCTCACTAGTGTGAGTAAAGGTTATAGTTTGCTTTTCATCAACTGGGGGCGGGCTTGAGGCATCATTAAAATCATGTTGAGGAAGATTAATTAAAGGGGCAGCACTTATACTCCAGCTGGTATGAGATGTTCTTGATAAGGCTTGTGGAGCAACATCAACATGAGTTATTATTGCGGTATCGGCAGTTTGTATAATATCAAGCTCTTGCACCTGTGCAAGTGTCCACGGGGTAACTAAGTAATCATTACCTGAGCCGTTGATATTAGTTTGAAGAACGGTGTCTTTATATATCTGCACCTTTAAGTTAGTAAAAACTAATAAATAACTTTGATCTACATTAAAAGAGAAGTTTTCTAAACGCCCATTACCTAATGCAGCACCTAAAAATTCCTGTCCCGGTCTGCGCTTAACTCCGCCTTGTGGAATAGTTAAAACATTTGAAGCAGTACGTAAGCCATTATAATAGGCTTGAATATCAATACGCCCCATAAGGAGAGGATCTAACTCACCTCTGTTCATATTACTTTGAAAATTCCATAAAGGCATTAATCACCACCCCTAGTGCCGCGACCAGAATGTGCATCAATTAAAGGAGAATCAATAATAGATTGTTGTGGTCTGTTTTGACTATCAATTGCCATTGCTTGAGTTTTGGTTCTTATTGATTTATTTTCGAATATTCCCGATAGTGTATTATCTTCCGTTACTGATATTGCAAAGTCAGCAGCTAAAGAATATTCAAGCGCCTTAACAAAATGAGGCGGCAAGTTAATTTCGTCCACGTCAAAAAGATAAGTTGCTAATATTTGATCTTCGTTAGAGTAAAGTAAATCACCAACCAAAATATAGTTACTATGGCTTTGAATATTCCAAAGTCGTATCAAATCAGTAGGTAGTTGGAAGGCGTTAGTATAACCCGTTAATGGGTCGGGTTTCTGTGATAGTTTATTTAATCGCTGTTGCTTGAATGCAAACGACCAAGGATGTTCGCTTAACAATCTTTTTTTGTTTTCAGCATAAAGGCCGCTAGCTACTTGAGCACCTGCCCCTGGATCATCAAAAGAACTTATTGGATTGTCACCAATTAAAAGTAATGCGTTTGACGCTATATCTATTTTACTAGGCATATCAACCTCTTAAAGTAAAGCCCCTAACTAATTAGGGGCTGAGTTCTTATACAGGGATAACCTTTCGATTATACGCCCTCATCGTATTGAATTTTAACAACACCTTGAGCTTCACGAGCCACACAACCAGCTTTAAACATACCGTTGGCTAACCAAGAAGTTTTTTGAGCTACCCAATCAATAGTTGTTTTCATGTCCATGCCAATAGCAAGACCGATAGCAGACTTATGATAAGCGTATGCTTCACGATCAGAAGCTACACCCGGTAAACCACCTTCGGCACGAGTACCTAAAACATGGAATTTAAAACCAAGGAATGTATCCAGTTCGCCATTAACTAAAGCTTTAACACTGTTAAAGTCTGAGCTAGTCACTGTACTATCTTCAAGTAGTTTAGATAAAGCAGCAGAACGTAATACAAGGTGACGGCCATCCATATCAGCTTCAATATCATCTAAGTGAGCTTTTGCGCTGCGGATAGCATCTAAATCAAAGTTGCGTGAACCTGAAATATCAAATGCACGACCAGTATCTGGATCACCATCATTAGTAGCGGCATAAGTAATACTGTGTAAAGCGTCAATGATTAATTGATCTTCACGGCGACCGATAGCTTTAGCAATAGTCATAGCTAATTCTGATTTCTCATCAAAGTTAACTTCAGCTTGATCAAAGATATCTGTGTACTCTGGCGCGTTCCAGTTCTCTAAAGAAGCAGATTGACGGCCATGTGAAATATCCATAGGAGTAACATCGGCTTGAGTTGCTTTTTGGTTGGCTAACCCTTTACCCATGCGAGTAAATTTGTAAGCATCACCTACAACACCAGTTCGGACCGTTACGGTTTCTCGTAATGTTTTTGTGCCTTGGTATTCGTGTTTAACTTCTGAGTCAAACTCCTGTACCGCAGCGTTAGATAAGAATTTAGACATTATATGCCCCTTAATAAAAGTTATGTTTCTTTAGTAAGGGGAGTGTCCTGAACAGGGGCCGCCTAACTAAAATTAATCTTTCGATCAGTTTAATTAGTCCATTTTGCTCAGGCTCATAATGAGGTGTCTGATAGACTTATACATATGATACACTTTATTTAATGTAAAGTAAATTAACCACCTACAATGGTTTTGTGATCATCTAGACCGTGAACCTCGTTTCTCAACTTAGTATAACGCGCTCTAAATTCTGGGTCGGTATTAATCCGTCTATTACCGTGTTGATCTTTCTCGAATTGCATAGCACTTACATCTTCCGCGCTAGCACCTGAATTGTTATTAGCTTCAGAAGGGTCAACGGCTTGACCACGCGTCATTGATATCAATCTCTCTATAGCCTTGACCGATTCCGCACTGGTAGCCATTCCTTCAAGCCCTTGCACTGTTTCAGCGTCCAGATTTTTACCAGCCCATTGTTGGATATTTTTAATACGTGAATTAGCATTAGCACCTAAACCCTTTAACTGTTCTTCCTTATATTCTGTTAGTGCTTTTTGTTCTGCCACCTGTTGCATGGCATAAAGGTTTACCAGCCCTTCTAACCCTTCTTGGCTCATGTTGCTGTCTTTAGCAAACTCTTTTGCAGCTACCAACATTGGATCTTCATTATCCAGCACAACACCTAATTCTTGCAGCTCTTCACTTAATGCAACTTCTGTATATTCTTCAGGTGCTCCAGTGAACGCTCCAAACTTGCCAGATAATTCATTGTAAGCCTTTGCTTGTTCGGCAATGGACTCTTCTTGTGATTTGCCTTCTGTCACATATTTAGATTGTAACCATTCAGGAGCCTCTGCTGCTTCTGTTACTTCTGCCGCCTCTGTCGGTTGTTCGGATGCCATTTCAGCAACCGTTGATTCATCGGCGCTTACTTCAGCGGTGTTAATCTCGTTGTTTGTCTCAGGCGCATTGTCTGCGGTATCTGTGTTTGACATGATTAATTACTCTCTATTTTTTGGATTGTTAAATAAATATTACGAATAAACTCTTTTTTGCCTTCAGCAATTCCACATTGATAAGCCGTAGAATTAGCGGTAACAGTAGGAGCCATTATCAGGGTTTCTTTCCATATTTCAATAAGTTCTTTCCCTTGTTGGTTTTGCTCAAAAACTTGATGTATTAAACTTTCAAGCTTATCCCACATGGCGTCCTCATTTGCCTTGGCTTTGGCCTCAGCCTCTAAATCAAAAACATTATAAGACTGTTGCATTATTCACCCATTTCTTGTGGCGGTTGTTGTTGTTGTAGTTGTTGCGGCTCATCAACTCCAGATTCTAGTTGCTGCTGCGCTGCCTGTTGAACCTGTTCAGATACTTTTTGCGTCTCTGCCTCGCTACGGATTAGATCTGGATCTGTACCAAGTAATCCTTGGAACTGTTTCGGCAAATCTTCTACCTTAACTTTAAGCGCTAAAATCTCTTGAGGTACAAATTGCATCATGGTAGACAACCATAGTTGTGTATTTTGGAAATTTTCCATGTCTTCAGCTTTAGCTAGTGGTGACTTCTGTTTAATAGCAACGTCTTTACCATCAACTTGTATTTCTGGTAATTTGCCTCGCTCCACTAGGATATCAACACAGGCAGCAACTAACGGCTCTATTAGCTCAGTTTTTTGTCTACCTATAGAAGCACCCGATTGTTTTAAAAACTCCTGATTGCGTAATACGTTTTCAGTAGCAGAACGAACTGGATCGCTTAACTCACCTAGAGGGGAACTAAAAAACGATTTGCGGATGCTTTCTTGGTAGCTATATAGTAAACCATCTGCAATGCCAAGGTTGCCTGATGGGGTCATAGGTCTCAATGTAGGGTTTGCACCGTCATTGCTGCCCACAGGAATAACTACACCGGGCGCTATTCGTGTGGTATGTGGGTTGAAGATGCCGTCACTTCTGCCAGTGTACACGCCTGACATCTGTAAAGCTGCATTGCCTAGAGTTATTTCAACTATTTTGTTCGCTACTCGGATATCTGGCAACTTCTTAATGGCTGGACCCCTACCGTAGGCTTCTCCGGGTGTGAGCGACCAACGAAACACGATCATGCGTTTAGCACTAAATGATTGCGTGAATAATAAAGTCTTTTTCCATATGACTACTTGATCGTAAAGCTTAGTTTTTTCATTAAATAAAAAACCGTTTAATATGTCTAGCTCGTGGTTCGGATCTCTTTCGATAATCTTTTCAAGATCGGCATTAAAATCCATATTAGGCCAGGTTACTTTCATATTAGCAGCCTCAACCTTTTGCTTACGCCACACGTTTTGCACTGAACCCCTAGCAGGCTTCTCAATGTACAGCTCTGCTAATGGTATATTGGTAAACTTGAACGCGCTGTTTTCATTAAAACCATTTTCTTCCACTAATATACAGCCAGTGCCTACACCCAGATCAATCAAAGATGGCGTGATCTCTGTGTCAAAGTTAGAATGATTCAAATGAGAAAAAAATGTATCAGTAGCATCTTTTAAAGCTTTGTCTACTTCGTCGCGCTCATCTTCTGGTATATCATCGC